TTGTATACAGGTAATGGTGGCACACAAAGTATAACTGGTGTTGGTTTCCAACCAGATTTCGTATGGTTAAAAGAACGAAATGGTGCAGTATATCATCAACTAGCAGATGCTGTAAGAGGTAATACAAAATATTTAAATTCAAATACTAATAGTGCAGAAGCAACAGAAACAACACAAATAACATCTTTTGATAGTGATGGTTTTAGTTTAGGAAATAAAACAAATACCAATAATAATAGCGATACTTATGTATCATTTAATTGGAAAGCAGGTGGCGCAGGTTCTGCAAACACAGATGGCAGTATAAACTCAACTGTGTCTGTTAATACAACCAGCGGGTTTAGTATCGTAACTTATACTGGTAATGGTTCATCAGGTGCAACTATTGGTCATGGTTTAGGCGAAGCACCAGAAGTTGTTTTAGTCAAAAAAAGAAGTAATTCAGATGCTTGGAGTATGTTACATCCAAATGTTCAAGCAAGTAAATATATGAGATTAGATACAAATGCTGGTGAAGTTAATGATAACGTATTTAATAATACAAGAGCAGGAAATGATGTTTTTACAGTTGATAGCGATGGTCAAGTAAATGGTAATGGACAAACTTTCGTAGCTTATTGTTTTAAAAAGAGAAGAGGATTTTTTACTACTGGTGAATTTACTGCCAATGGTCAAGCAGATGGTCCATTTTTATTTTGTGGTTTCAAACCTGCATTTGTTATTATAAAAAGAAAAACATCAACTAATGATTGGTTTATGTTTGATAATAAAACTTCTCCAAATAACACAACAAATGCTTATTTAAGAGCAAATACAGATGGTGCTGCAGGAAGTTATGATTGGATAGATTTAGTTAGTAATGGAATAAAAATTAGAAATACAAGTGATGGTGCTAATAGCAATGGTAATACATATTTATTTTTTGCTTGGGGTCAACCTTTAGTAGGCAGTAATAATATCCCTTCTGTTGCGAGGTAACCTCGCATGTATTTTGGTGCTACACCCTTTGCAGCCGCACCCTTCTCAGATGTAGGGTTTAATCCTAACGCATTCGTCAATGTCCTTGGATCAAGGATAAATGTAAATATCGGCAACTCTACAATATCTGGAGATGCTAATTTTTCTGTTACAGGTAATCGAATAAATATATCTACTGGTAATGTAACTATTATCGGTAAAGCGAGAGAAGTATTATCTGGCAATGGATTAGAATTAGGGATTGGTAACGCACAAGCTTCTATTCCTAAAGATGTGCCAGTTACAGGAAAAGGTTTTGAAATAGCTAAAGGAACAGTTACTACAAAAGCTGGTGCTGTGCCAACTATAGCATCAAACGCATTTGATATAGGTATAGGTAATGTTACAATTATTGGTAAATGTAATTTATCAGTTACTGGTAATGGCTTTGAAGTAGCCCTTGGTAATGCAACAGCTAAAGCAAATGCAACTGCAATTGTATCTGGTAAGAGATTTAACATAGGTACAAGTGATGTAACTGTATTAGCTAAAGCAAAAGCACTACCTTCTGGTGAAGGGCTTGAGCTAGGTACATCTGATATAACATTAAGAATGTGGGAAGCAGTGCCTACAAATGCAACACAAACTTGGGTGGAGATACCGTAATATGTTTTTTGGAGCAACATCGTTTTCAGCTACAACTTTTGCCGGAGTCGGTATTCAAAACGTTGTGGTATTAGCCACTGGTAAAAGGGTTAATATTGCTGTAGGAGACACTACTGTTGGCTTTGGAGTTCAACCTACGGGCAACAGATTTAACCTTGCCAATGGTACCGTTAATGTGGTATCTTGGAACGATATAGATCCAAACGCAACAGGGACATGGGTTCCAATAGACCCATTGAACCCATAGGAGAATTATGGCATCAAGTACGTCAAGTGATTTAAAACTAGAACTAATTACAACAGGTGAAAAGTCAGGTACCTGGGGTACAATTACAAACACAAATTTACAAATATTAGAACAAGCAGCTAGTGGTTATATAGCTATTGATGTAGCGTCTAGCGATGTTGCTTTGGCATTATCAAACCATGCTGTATCAAATGGTAAAAATTTATACTTTAAATTAACAGGAACTCTAGCAGCTAACAGAACAGTTACTATGCCTAATAGTGCTGAAAGAGTTTTTATTGTAGAAGATGCTACAGCTAGATCATCAAATAATTACACACTAACAGTTAAGACTGTATCAGGGACCGGGATAGCTTTACCAATTGGATCTAAGTCTTTGGTATATTCAGATGGCACTAACGTAAATAAAGGTTTAATTAACAAAGGGTACTACACAGTACCAGGAGCATATACTGCAGTAGATGGAGATCAGTTATTAATTGATACATCTTCAAACGGTATAAATAGTTCAGTAACAGTAACCCTACCAGCGTCACCTGCTATCGGTAACGAAGTTACCTTTATTGATAGTGGAAATAATGTTAACTCTAACAATCTTACAATTGCAAGAAACGGCTCAAACATATTAGGAGCAGCTTCTAATTTAGTAGTTAATACAAATGGTGCAGCTTTTACTTTAGTATATGTAAATGCAACAAGAGGCTGGGCATACAAAGATAAAATATAGGGGCTAGCAGATGGCTCTAGTTGAGTACAAATTTCTTCCTGGAATAGACAAACAATCTTCTGACTCTGGTGCAGAAAATCGTTGGATTGATTCTGACAATGTTAGATTTAGATATGGTCTACCAGAAAAAGTTGGTGGGTGGTCATCACTTGTTACAGATACAATAGTAGGTGTATCAAGAGCAATGCACGCTTTTACGGATCTAACAGGTAATAGATATGTTGCCATAGGTACGGATAAATTTTTATTAATATATTTTGAAGGTAAACTTCATGATATTACACCATTAAAAGCAACACTAACTTCTGCAACAATTGCAACTACAAACGGATCACCTACATGTACAATTACAAAAGCAGCACATGGTTTAGCTGTTGGAGATATTGTACAATTAGATAGTGTTACTTTACCTGGTGGTACAGGTTATCAAAACTCTGACTTCGAAGATAAAAATTTTCAAGTTATAACAGTGCCTACAACAGGCACGTTTACAATTACACAATCATCTAATGCATCAGGCACAGTATCTGCTGGTGGTAGTTTAAGTTTAAAACCTTACGAGCCCGTAGGACCAAGAGCACAAACATATGGTTATGGTTGGGGTGTTGCTGGTTGGGGCGATGGTAACTGGGGTGAAGCTGCAACAGCTTCTGATGTATCTCTAGAACCAGGACTATGGTCATTAGATAATTTTGGAGAAGTATTAATTGCAACTATTGCAAACGGTAAAACATTTACATGGAACGGTGGTGCAGCATCTGCATTAAATAATCGTGCATCAACTACAACAACAAGTTTTGAAACTAACAATAACCCAACAGCAAGTAGAATTACACTTGTGTCACCAACAACTAGACACTTAATACATCTTGCAACAGAAACAACCATTGGTAATACAGCAACACAAGATGACATGTTTATAAGATTCTCTGACCAAGAAGCAATCAACACGTATGCACCTACAGCAACAAACACTGCAGGCACACAAAGATTGCAAGATGGTACAAAAATTATGGGTGCATTAAAAGCTAAGGAGACAATCTTGATATTCACTGACAATGCTTTGTATACAATGAAGTTTGTTGGTGCACCATTTACGTTTGGATTTGAACAGGTAGGTACAAACTGTGGTTTGTTAGGTAAAAATGCAGCTGTAGAAATAGATGGTGTCGCTTATTGGATGTCACCTAAAGGTTTCTTTGCATTTGATGGTACAGTCAAATCTTTACCTTGTACTGTAGAAGATCATGTGTTTGAAAATATTGACACTACGAAAGGACAACAAGTAAATGCAGGATTAAATAATTTATTTACAGAAGTTATTTGGTGGTATCCAAGCGCAGGTTCTGATTACAATGACAAATATGTTGTTCTTAACTTTGGTGAATCTGCACTAACAAGAGTAGTGGGTGGTGTTTGGTATACAGGTACAGAGTCTAGAACTAGTTGGGTAGATGCAACAATATATCCAAAACCTTTTGCAACTAAATACAATGTATCTGCAAGTGGTACATTTCCTGCTATTGTAGGTGAGTCTGGCTTAGGACAAACTACATTATTTGAACATGAGGTAGGAACAGATCAAGTAAATCCAAATGGTACAACTACATCAGTTACATCATTTATAAAATCATATGATATAGATATAGAACAAAGATCTAGAAACCCAGTAGCTCCAGCTGTTGCTGGTGAAGTA